TTAAGGGTATGTTGATAGAAACTGTTCCATTAGTGCTTACCGAGGCATCTGCCGCTTTGCCCCTATCAACATAGTTTTCATTTACAAAGGATTTTGTTAACACAACTAATTCATTTATCGCCTGAAACTTTGCCAGACCAGTAGAATCTACGCCAGAAGCAATTAACTGCGCTGTTTCTTGAGGGGTAAATAATAGAGAAACGGGAGTGCCACTACTTTTAGTGTGGGTTCTCTGTATCTCTGTTTCTAATATAACTCCGGTCAAACTCAGTCTTTTATTTGACATTCCTAAGTCTAAAGCAATTCTCGTAGATTCTCCTGTGGCTAACCCGCTGAAAGGTATCGCAAAATCAGGGATTGTTTTGTCAACGCTTACGCTTACGCTTGTGACTTTTAATGGAATAGTGTCAATCGTCTCACTTGTTCCAGAATGATTTTGTAATTTAAGATAAACAAATGTGGACATGCTATCACCTCAATGTGCTGGAAGATGTGCTTCTGTTAATTTTGGAGTTAATCATGCGACCGATTTCATCCGCCATTCTTCTCATTTCTGCCTTTGATGTATCTCGGGCATTAATAGTAATATTGAATACATTTCCTCCAGACATTCTTTTACTTTCAGAATTTGAATGAACCCTTGAACCTCTTGGCAGATTCACTAATTCTGGGCCTCTTTCTCCTACAACTGCAAGACCCCCAGCAGAAACCCCACCGTTGGCAAAGAACGGTATTTTCTTTAAGAATTTAGCAAGTCCTGTCTTTCTGAAAACTGCGATAAGTGAACCAACAATAACAGCCCCGACGATAACAGGCAGGGTAGCGAAGAAGGCTCCTATCACCAAAGCGATAACTAAAATTCTCTGAACAATTTCTTTCGCACTCTTGGCAGAATCAAAGATGCCAAGAACATAACCCACGGCATTCATAAACGCTTTGTACGCTACTCCTGCTATAAATGCTAAAACTGCTCCTGCTAATGAAAGAATTATTCCAAACGAGACTTGCAGAACACCCCAAACAATTTCCCAAAATCCACCCAAAACAGTGACTAAATCGCCCTCCATAATTCCTTTGTAAATTTCAATGAATCCTTCATAAATATCCATGAAGCCTTCTTTTATTAAGGGGAAAATAAATCCAACCGTAGCAACCATAAACTTGAATCCTTCTACAATTGGTTTTCTAAAAGCATATATGAGAGCAAAGAATATTGTGATATATATGCTAGCCATAATCACAAATTTAAATAGAGCCTTTGCTAATCCCTTTCCAAAGATAGCAAATGTCTTGCTAACATCTTTTGCCTTTTCATAGAATGCTAATAAAGATGCTTTCATAGCCTTTCTTCTTTCTTTACCCGATTCAACTGAACGAGAAAGCATTCTGCGAATTCCTCCGGGCTTTAAAAGTGCGCCGAATTGTTGCCTCCTATTCCTAATAATTTCACTATTTACATCTCTTGGGTCACCAGCATAATCTGTGGCTCTTGGTCTGCCTCTTCCACGATATATTGTTGAGCCGGTTATTGCTGTCGTCATTGATTCAAAAGTCGGAAGTTTACCCAATGCGCCCATAACTCCCCCAACAAGAGTGGAACCTAAACTGCTCGGCTTCATATCTGCTGACAATGTTTTTATTGAGTCAGATATTTCTTTATATTTCTCTGTATCCTTAGGTGTTTTCTCTAACTCCTTTTTAAGAGTCTTAATCTGTTCGGTATAATTTTGAGCATTTCTTGCTCCTCTTCTTGTAAAACTCCCTAATGCTTGAAGAACAGAAGCAAACTTGTTAATGGCACTAAAAGTGCCGCTGGGCAGGAAACCATATGCAAATCTTCTAATTTTTGCCCCTTCTTGTCCCAAAATCGTGATTTCTTCTCTTGTTCCAGAAATAGCCTCTGCTAAAAACTCGAATGTATTTCCTCCCTGTCTTTTATACTCTCTCAAAGTATCGGGAGAAAAGACCTCAAAAGACTTTCCTTCTTCATTTAATCTTTGTATGGTCTTTCCTAAAACAGTCGTTCTCTTGTTAAAATTCGTGACGACCTCTCCGACTCTGGAGATTTCTCTCCCCATAAAGTCTACTAATTTGTTATTCTCTGTTAAATATTGGCCTTTCTTTTTGAATGTTAAATTTAAAGCCTTTGCCACATTTTTATGTTCTTCTAATTCTCCAGTAGTTTCCTCTATTGCTTTCTTAGCATCACCTTGAAGTTCGATGAGTTGTTTAAATTGACGATTCATCAATTTTAGTTGACGAGTCAATTTATCATCTACCATATTATCACTTCTTTATTCCTCTTTCGAGTTTGTCCATTTCTTCTTTTTCAATTTCAAGCATAACTTGGTGAACAGAGAGCAAGTCCATAACAAGGCTCGTCGGCATTTGGTATATTTCAAGGGGGCTTATAGATAATGCTTTCGCAAGGGTATAAACGATTATGAGAGAAATGTCCTTAGGGGAACCCTGTCCCCCCTTCAACATTTTTCTCAGTCTTCGTTTTTTTCTTCATCCCCCTCTAACGCGGTGAACGGGTTGGGGAGAATGTCTTTGATTTGATTCCCAACAAAGGGAGTCAAGCGGAGAATATCAACCGCCGAGAGTGAGGGTTCTGTCTTGACGACAAAGTTTTCAACCATGAATCTAAACATAGCGTTCAAATCTAATTCCATGTCTTGACGCTTTGCATCAATCTTCATCATGGCATTCATGGCTCTGTCCACCTCAAGCCATGTAGGTTCTTTAACCCACACTTTAAGGTATTCATCACTTTCGGGTGCTACACGGATATAATGTAGCGTAGGCTCAGTTAGTGCAAATAGCACGCTTTTGTCAGATACAATCTTCTTATCACTTAACATATTCTCCACCTTCTAACCAACAAACAAACAAACGGTGTTGGTGGAATATTATTCTGCTAATTTACTGGCTTTCTTTGGGGCTTCCTTTTTGGTTTTCTTTGGCTTCTTTGCCAACTCTTCTTTAAGACGATACTTGTCGTATTTATCCACAGTATCACCCCTGTAAAATCCAGTGTGTCCTTACTTCGCAGGTATTGAGGTTTCTTGGCATAACTGTTCCTTCGATAGTAATTGGACCTTTATCATCTGGAATTGTGATGTTGGCGGTGCTTAGGTAGTAGTCTTGGAACTTCAAAAGGATTTGCTCATTGAGCGTGCCGTCT